TTGCCAAATCTTTCTGAAAGTAGAAAGAGATCACTAATAAATCAATTAAATCAATAGCTTTACAAGCTAATTATACAATCATAAACTACTAACAGAATAAATCGCATAAATAGTTGTATGAGCGAGATTATAGGATATACAACAGTTGAACAGGCTTATACTAGCAAGGGACTTTCTGGTCTTGAACTAGCTAAACGTGACCTGTTAAACCATTTTCATATACGTAAAGGAGAGAAGTGGACCGACCCTACTTTTGGTTGTGACTTGCCTTTTTATGTATTTGAACCATTAGATGATGATACTATTGAGTCTATACGCAATGAAGTATTTGCTGTAGTAAACTACGATCCTCGTTTTACAGTTAACGATACAAATGTTCGTGTAGTACAAGATGACCATTATGTTACAGTTAATGTAAATTTAACATACCTACCTACTACAACAGCAATAGATTTGCAAATTAAGTTCGATAGGGAACAGGACGCAGAGATTTAACATGGCACAAAAAACTAGACAAAATAAAATATTTGCGGCAGAAGACTATACTGTAGTTTATGAATCTTACGTTAATGCTAACTTTCAAGCATTTGATTATGATACAATTAGAACTGCAATGGTTGACTATGTCCGTAACACATATCCAGAAAATTATAATGACTGGATTGAATCAGCTGAATTTGTATCACTACTTGATGTAGTAGCTCAATTTGGACACAACCTAGCATACAGAGTAGATCTTAATGCTAGAAATAACTTTTTAACAACAGCAGAAAAACAAGAATCAGTTTTTAAATTAGCTGAATTTTTAGGATACTCTCCAAGACGTAATGTGCCTGCGTATGGTGAAATGAAAGTTGTTGCAGTTAAAACAAACGAAGCAGTTATTGGTAGTGCAGGAACAAGTTTAGGTGGAAAAGAAATTAAATATGAAGTTACTAATGATGTTAATAACTTAGATGATTTTATTACCATAGTAAATTCAACTTTACAAAATAGTAATCAATATGGTAGTCCAAATAAAAGTGTAGTACTTAATAATATTAGAACAGATTTTTACGATTTAAATAATACACCAAATCAAATTAAGTTTGATGTTGAAGGTGTAGTAACAGGTTCTACAAGAACATTTAATATTATTAGCAGTGATTATGATGAAACTAATTTAACATTCAAAGAAAAATCTCCAGATCCAGTTTCTAACATTGGAATGTATTTTAAGAATGACGGCAGAGGAATCAATAGTGCTAACACAGGTTTCTTCTTTGGAGTAAAACAAGGTGAATTATCATATCAAGATTTTGCTATTGAAGATCCAATTGATAGTAATGTATTAGATATTACTATCCCTAATATTAATAACACAGATTGCTTTGTACAAAATATAAGTACAACCGGAAACCTTATTAAAGAATGGACTAAAGTTAAAGATGTTAATAGCAATATAGTTTATAATAATTTAGCATCAGGTATTAGAGATATCTTTAGTGTTAAGACTAGAGAGAACAATGAAATATCAATTTTATTTCCTGATAGAACTTTTGGTAATATCCCAAAAGGCACAATTAGAGTTTGGTATAGACCAAGTGAGAACTCATCTTATGTGGTACGTCCAGATGATTTAACTAACAAAAAAATTAATGTAAACTATACAGGACGTGATGGTAATACTTATAATGCAGTATTTACTTTACAATTAAAACAAGCAATTACAAATGCTACATCAAGTGAATCGCTAGATAGTATAAGAGAAAATGCACCTAAGAATTATGCAAGTCAAGACAGAATGATTACTGCTCAAGACTACAATACTATATTATCTAATAACACAGGTGGAGTAGTAAAAGTAAAAAGTGTAAACAGAACATTTAGTGGACACAGCAGATATTCAAAATTTATTGATCCTACAGGTGAATACAGTAATTTATACTTGCAAGGCGATGATGCTAGATTATATCAAGATGAAAGATTACATACATCTTCAACTAGTGGTTCATATAATTCAAGTCAACTGTTTAACAAATATGTAAAAGATATTATTAACAATGACGAATATATAAATTTATACTATACAAAATATAGAAGTGCATTTAGTGGACTAAGAACACAACATAACTATACTGCAGATTCTTTTGTATGGCAAAGTCCAAGTCAAACCGTAAGTGGTGTTAAGACTGGATACATAACTGATACTAATAATGATATTGTTAGAGTTGGTGATACAGTAGACTCATATATGCAATATATAACCCCTGGTGCTTTACTTAAATTTACAACATCAAGTGGTAGCAAATGGGCAAAGGTTACAGATGTATTCAATTATGGTTTAGGTATAGAAGGTACAGGAACAAGTGCAGGTGAACCAACTGGTGTTCAAAACGATGGTATAGGATCAATTATTCTTGATACTGACATTCCATCTAATAGTACATTAGATATTATATATCCAGCATTGTCGAGAAACTTTAGCACAAGTGAAAGAAATATTATTATTGCTTATATTGATTCTAAAAGATCATTTAGTATAAAATATAATTATAAAAATAAAAGTTGGGAAGTAGATACTAGCCCTGAAACATTTAGTACCAATACACAATTTCCTGATAACTTTGATTTAGAAGATGCTAGTTGGTCAATATATTTTAATTATAATAATCAACAATATGATATACATTTAAGAACTATAAGATTTAACTTTACTAGTAATTCTGTTCGCCTTGGTAATATTCAAAACGAAATGGAAATTAGTTCTTTTACTAAAAAATCAAAAAGAGATTGCATACAAGCATTAGGTGTTTCAAATAATGCTATTGCTAAACTAGGAAAATTTTATGTATATGGATACGATCAGTTAGGACTAAACACTTATAGATTAGTACTTGTGGATGGTAATGCAGATAGTAGACCAGATAATCCTGAAGTATTTTTTGATACAGTAGGATCAACGCAAATATCAGTAGACGACACTTTTTATACAGGTAAAGAAAATATGAACTTTGAATGGGAGCATATTGCTTCTGACAACCAAGTAGTTGATCCTAGCTTTACAAACGTTATTGATGTATTTGCTTTAACTACAGCATATGATACAGAATATAAAAATTGGCTATTAGGTACAATTCCAAATATGCCTTTACCACCAACAAGTTATGAACTAGGACAGATGTTTGCGTCAAGTGGTGAAAAGAAAGCTATGAGTGATACTATAGTTTATAAACCTATAAGATACAAATGTTTGTTTGGTGCAAATGCAGAAAATGCATTGAAAGCAAGATTCAGAGTAATTAAACTTATAGGATCAAATATAACTGACACTGATTTAAAAAATAAGACTGTAGAGTCTATTAAAGAATTTTTTGATTCTTCAAATTGGGATTTTGGAGAAACATTTTACTTTACAGAATTAGCGGCATACGTGCATAAAAAACTTGCAGGTGTGTTAAGTAGTTTTGTTATTGTGCCACAGGGTTCAGGTAGTGTATTTGGTGATATGTTTGAGTTTTTACCAAACAGCGACGAACTTATTATTCCCGACGTAAGTGTTAACGATATTGACATTATTCAGAATATAACAGATGAAAACATTAGAGCAGGAACATAATAAATGTCTAAAAAGAAAGCAGGCCCAAACAAGGTAAACAAAATTAAAACTAGTAACTTTTTACCTAATGTTTTTCAAACAGACATTAATAAAAGTTGGTTAGATAGTACCCTTGACCAAATGGTTTCAAAAGGACCGCTAGGACAAGTTAATGGATACATAGGAAATAATAGTGGAAAGTATTCAGTATCTACAGACAAATATATAACTCCTAGTGTTGATGCTACTATAAGAAACAAAACTCAACTAGCACCTGCTATAGTATCTTATAATAATAACCAAGACTTAACTAACAAAATTTCTTTTGATGATATAACATATGCAATAAATCAAAACTTTAATGCTTACAATTATAATGCGTCTTATTCATCAAGTAAATTTACATTTAGTCCTCCAATTAATGTTGACAAATTTTTAAACTTTAAAAATTATAGATGGGTTGAAGAAATGCCTGTATACGAAAGTGTTTATACAGGAGCGAACAAAGATCCTCTTATTGATATGTTGCGTGTGCCAGCATATAAACTAACTGACGATAATAATTCGTTTGTACTAGAAGTTGGCATGATTATAAAATTTAGTGGAACAGGTTGGGATTCAACTGTAAAAGATAAAACTTATCTAGTAACTGCAAATAATCCAGAAACAAAATTAGAATTATATAAAGACTCAAATGGAGTTAAAGTTTACAATAGTTATAGTAAACTATCAAAAAGAAACTATGGTGTATGGGATACTGGTGAACCTGTAAGAGTTTCTCCAAATACTGCAAACAGTTATTGGGCTACTAGTAATCAATCGCCACAAGCATTAGTAGATGCTTATAATGCTGATACAAATAGACTTCCTTTGTTTGACGGATTTATTTTTGGAAACGAGGATAGCAATCCTGCACAGTTTAAAGAAAATACTTTAATAAGATTTACTGCTGGTTGGGTTCACAATGGTCAAACTACAAACACAGAATCAATTTATATTACACAAGTAGATGCATCAACAAAAGATGTTTCATTTAAAAAATTAGTTGATGCTACATTTAGTAATAATAAATGGACAGCAACAAATGTAGCAGGTATAACTGCTAACGAACTTGCTTTAATTAATTCACTAGATGGACACGATGAAGATAACGAAAAATGGGATCACCAGGCTCCACTAACACCAAACAAAGATTATATTGTTATAGATAGAGGAGATGTATATCAAACTGCTTGGAGTAGAACAAATAGCTGGGTTAACTTTGCTACTATTAATAAAGTACAAGAGTTAATTCCAACACATGATTTTACTGAAATATTAAATGAAAATAGAATTGCACAGAGACCAATTATAGAATACAATGAAGAATTAAATTTATGGAACTATGCAGAAAAATCATTGGTAGCAAATAAAGTAGGTAAAATTGACTATGGTGTAGTAAGTGGAGAAGATTTATCTGTTCTTCCAATTGATGCTACATATGTTTATATAGATAATAGTGATACTAAAGTTTATCAAAAAACAGCTTTGAACTTTGTTGCTATAAAAACTTTAGCAGATAATGATGTTATGCAAATTAACTCTGTAGCAAATCCTGCTTACGCAGATTGGAGATATGCAGATGTTTATTATAAAAATAATACAATTACATTAGGTCAACAAAAAACAAAAATTAATCAGTATCCATTATACAAATTTTATAACTGTGAAGGTATTCCTTTAGAAGATATATACTCTACAGGATTTGCCGGTGAAAAGATTTTTGGATATAAAGTTGGAACAGGAACATTTGTTGATCCTGAAATTAATCATGTATTAAGTTATAAAGATACACCTAAGGGTGCAGAGTATGAATTTGAAAATTTCTTACTAACTAAAAACTACAAAAAATCATATGACGATACAATACAAAATATAAGATATGCAAAACCATTAGCAGGTTATAATCATATTAAAAACTCAGGAAACTTAGAAACATTTTATAAACCATCAGGAACTTTAACAGGCGCCAAAGAAACTAAACAGTATGAAATTACAATACCCGACACAGCATTAACTATACCAGTTGGTAAAAATAATTGGAGACCCGAAGAAGAATATAATGTAATTGTTAAAGGTAATGTAACTGTATTAGCTAAATGCAACAACGATGGCACTTACAACGAGTCTGTTAAAAAGACTAGACATTTAGTTGGTGTAGAACAAACATTTACATTAAATAATTTAACAGGAAAAACTATTACATTTCTAGCAGGACCAGTTGATATTGAGAATCCTGGAGGTAATGCAATACCAGATATGACTATAACTAGAAGTGGTTCCAAAATTACAATAGTTACTGGATCAAACAGCGATGGTGATCACTTTACTATACTTGCAGACAATACTGAAATAGCATCTATGACAATTTCAAAAGATTGGGATGAACTGTTTTACAATGTTAAAGTTAACGGTAATCCAGTTCCAACATCTTTGGTAAGTGCAAATGCTACTACTTTAGTTATTGATCAAAGTTTATTTACTACAGGAGATTTAGTTGACTTTGTTTGGACAAATAATGATGCAAGTAATCCAACAACAAATATTAGTTTTCCAGAAACACTAGAACATAATGCCAATAACAAACGTATATATGAATTTACTATGAGTGAAACAATCGATCATTGGTTAGACAAACTTACAGTTAATCCAGGTTACTCTGGAACTATGTTTGGTGATAATAATTATTCTAGCATTGTTCATACTCCATATTACGGAGGTACAATGTTTGTGCATCCAGACATTAGTATAATGCATGATATAAATTACTCAGATAAAGATTTAAACATAACTGCAATATTAAATGAACAGGCTAATGATTGGTATGCATTTAGAAAAAGATTTTTAGCACAGGTTAAAAGATTATATACTGTAGGATCAAATAATTCTAGTATAAAACTTTTAACTGAATCTGCTATTAAAGAAATTATTAGAAATAAAAAAGATTCAGAACTTTATAATAATTCTAATATGGTATATCATAACACATATGATATTGAAACATTTACTATAACAGATACTACTGTAAAAGAATTTAAAACAAAATTTGATATACACGGTGATCAAAATATCAGAGATCATGTATATGTATATCTAACTGAAAACGATGGAAATAATAAACAAGTAGAAAGAATATTATTAAAAGACACAGATTATGATATAATTGGTGATACTGTATATTTAAAACTTACATATGCGGCACTTGATAATGTTAACACTAATCCAATACTTAATGTAGTATACAACCAAATGGATAACAAATGTTATATTCCACCTAGTATGGTTAAACTTGGATTAGCTTATGGTATGCAACCACAAGTAGTTGGTTCAACCTTGTACACACACGATGGTGATACTTATACACTAACTGGACAAATTACAGATGTAACTGGAGCTAACTTTGATCCTGTACACGCGGCATTGTTTGATTTAGAAAAAAGAATTTACGCAGGACTACCTGTACAAGATTTAATGTATAGAGATGATTATTGTATCAAAGACAAATATAAAAGTGCTACAGATTATATGCCAAGTCAACATATATCTACTTGGTATAAGTTAGCAGACATTGATAATTATTTAGAAAAGTTTTATCAAACTTGGGCTAATAAAAATGAAAAGACAAGTTTAAATATTGCGAACTATTATGATCAAACTGATCCATTTACTTGGAATTACAGCTCATTAAGCATAGGTAATAAGTTTGGTACTAACAAACTACCAGGACATTATAAAGGTGCTTATATGACGGTATTTGGCACCTCTACACCACACTTAACACCGTGGCATATGTTAGGTTATTCATTTAAGCCTACTTGGTGGGATACCTACTTTAGTTGGACTGATGCTACAAAAAGAACTGCATTACTTAATGCATTATCAAATGGTATTGTAAAACCACAAGCATCGCCAGATACAGAACAAGATATAAAATATGCAAGACGTTATTGGGACTTTACTAATAATTGTCCTGTAGATACAAACGGTGATTTAGTAAATCCCGATACAGTACTAGGTGCTCCTACAGCTTCAGATGCCGCACAAGAATTTGTGTTTGGTGATTGGGGTCCTGTAGAAATAGAATGGCGTCAATCTGCATTAGGTCAGGCAATGACTGTTAATGCTATGTTAAAATTAAATCCTACTAGAGCATGGTCAGATTATTTTCAACCTGGCAAGGTAAGAGATTACTATACATCATATACTAAAAGATATTTAAATAGTTCTTGTTTTACTATGCCTGGTGAAACTTATAAAACTATTAACAGTATTAAGATATTAAGTAGTTCAGGATTAACTGATACAAACGAGTTTTACTTATTAGATAGCTACGATAGTGTTTTAGGTACTGCAAGATTTAAATCCACAGGTGGCAAAATTACTGCAACAAGTATGGTAGGTAGAGGAACACACTTTACAGGTGAACCTATACTTTCGTATAGTGATAGTATGAGCGGTGTAACAGTTAGTTACGAATTAGAATTAAAAGAAGTATCATATGTAGCTAACGGAATATCACAGGCTCAACATAATTACATTTTAAGAAAACAGTTAGATAAAAACTTTAAAGAGTTGTATAATAATCTAACAACAAAATTATTACAAAAACTTGAAGGGTATAGTAGTAAACATTTATTAAACATCTTTGGAGAAACTAGTTACTATGGTGATTTTGAATTTGGCGATAGTGATTATAATATCTCAATGTATGAAGGTACAGCTAATGATTTTGTTAACGCATCTATAGTATTAATTACTAAAACTCCAGATGCATATACTGTAACTGGTGTAGCAGATAATAAAAGAGAATTTAAATTCTTTGAACCTAATATTAGCAATGGAACAGATTTTGAATTACAGACTATTAACGGTGCTACGGTAAGAAGATATAATAAATTTGTAAGTACACCTAGCACATTAGAGTTTGGCAGTAAGGTTAGTAAGATACAAGATGTTTATAGTTTTGTTAGAGGTTACTGGAAATATTTAGAAAGCCAAGGATATAACCTACAGTTTGAAGGTGATCAAAACGCGGCTGACTTTGTTAATTGGACAAATACTGCTGAAGAAAATGATACTTATATATTACAGATAGGAAGAAGACTTACTTATACTCCTGAGTCAGGATCGGTTTATCCTTACAACGAATTAAGCTATAACAATAATAGCATACTTGATATGTTCAGCAATAAGATTGAACAAACTGATTTAAGCATATCAAGAAAAGATGGAATAGTATCAGTTGAAACTAAAAACCAAAAACTTATTGGAAGTATTACTACCGCTAGTACGAACTTTGAACACGCATTGATATTTGAAAATACAACCGCATTAGGAGTCACTGTATATGATGACGTAAAAAATAAAAGACAACATAGATTATTAGTTAGAGGTCAACTTACACAAGAATGGAATGGTGAAAAGAAAGCACCAGGTTATCTAGTGTTTGGTGATCATATTGTTGAAAACTTTGATAGTGCAGTACAAGCCGTTGACGATATTTACAGAACAGATGTAGATGAATTTAATAAGTCTATTACTAAATCAAAAGATTTAGCTATTGGTAATATAGATAAAGTTTGGTTAGATGGATTAGGACTGAATAAAAATACTATTACAAGATTTCACCAAGGTAGTATTAAACAACAAGGTACAAAAGGTGCAGTTGAAAGATTTGGAAGATCAACATTACTTGACGGTGGTAAAACAAGTTTATCAGTTTTTGAACAATATATGTTTAGACAGTCTACACTTGGTAATGATGATTTACAAGAACCATTTGAAATGGAATTAGTATCAAATGATATTATAAACTTACCTTTAGCTATTGACCTAACTAGTGTTGATACAACAAAAATTATAAATGATGTAGCAACAACATTTGAAACATTAAGTTATGATGATTCAAGTTCAGACATATTAACTGGTGGAGAAACATTAACAACAGAAACAAAATACCATATAGCAAATTTAACAAAAATGAAATATGTTTTTGATTCCACAGACTCATATGCAACAATACCAACATGGAATTCAACTACAAGTTATAAAAAAGATGACCTAGTAAGACACAACGGTCAACTATGGAAATGTAGTGTTAATTTTACAGGACTTACTGAACTGGCACCTAATATAACTGAAATAGGTACAGTGACTAACCCAGTATTTCCTAGTGGAACAGTTGCAAACATTGCAGGTACTACGGTTACATTTAATGATACAGCAACAGAATATCAAGATATAGAAGCAGTAGGTACTGTAGTAAGTCCAACATTCTTACCAAGTGAGACATTAATTATTGATGGAGTAAGTATTGGATTTACTAAAACAGAAAACGTTACAATAGTTACAGGTAATGCAGTAATAACAGGTAACGTTGCTAACCCAAGTATTAATGATGTAACGGGTAAGCAAATTACAATTAATGGTTCTATAGTTGACTTTGATACAACGCCAGCAGATGTTGTAGAAACAAAGTCAGCAACAAACCAAGCACCAGCAGATGCTACAGAAACAAATACAGCTACAGCATCACAAACAGATTTTACAGTTTCGGCCCAGTTAAGTCCAAGTACTTGGAGTGTTCTAAAAGTGGAAGTAGACAGTACACCAACTACAAACTATACCGTGGCAGGACAGGTTGTTACAATTAACAACCCAGCAATGGTAGGTGGTGAGACAGTTGATATAACTGTAACTCACCAACCTATTATTCAAACAGCATATACAATAAATCAAACATTATCAAACACTACCTATAGTGTTGCTAGTGTAACAGTTGCAGGTGTAGTAACTTCTAATTGGACAGTTAATGGACAAGTGTTAACTCTTACGTCAGCACCATCATTGAATGATGCAGTAGTAATAACACTAACCCACGTACCAGACAATATGAATACTGCACAGATAGTAGCTCAAATTAACAATGCAGGAATTACTGGAGTAACAGCTGGTTTAGTTGCTAATTCTGGATTCCTTCAAATTATATTTACTACAACAGATCCTACAGCAACATTAACGTTAGCATCAGGTTCAAGTAATACAGATTTAGGATTTCTTGCAGGTGGAAGTGTAGTTGCACCTCCTACAGAAATTGGACAGCAATCAACTCCATTGAATTTATCAGAAATAGTTCAGCAAATTAATAATACAACAAATTTATCTAATGTAGTTGCATCAGCTGATTCAAATAGATTAAAATTAACAAGTACAAACATTACATTATCAGTAACTGGTTCTGCACAAACTATACTAGGATTAAGTACAGCATATACTGCTACAACAGTTACAGCACCAATTGATACTACAATGAATTCAGCTATTACGCAAATTCAAAATGCGTTAACTTCAGCAAGTAATACTGAAGTAACAATTACAGCAGATGCAAACAGAATTAAAATAGTATCAGAAGGAACTTCATTATTACTTGGTGATACTACTTTTAATTCAATAGCAGGTATTAATACAGGAACATTGAACGCCGCATCAGGAACAATTCAAAATACGTTTGATATAAATGACTTTGGTGGAGTACCAGTTGATTCAAGTTTAGACCCAGCAACATTTAATATACTAGTCACTGATGATAGTGAATATGAAAATGCTTCAGTTGAAAGTATTAACACAAAATTCTTTGGGTACAATATATTCCAAGTAACACAGAACAATGTTCCATTATACTCAGAAAGTACAGACGGAACACATTGTGGAATTTGTGCAGGTACAGCAACATCAGATGGTAACGATGCAGAAGTAACAACAAATACCGATCATGGATTACAAGTTGGAGACTTTGTTATGTTATTGAATACAACCACTACTCCTAATATAGATGGAATACATAAAGTTACAAAATTAGGAAGTGGAACTAACTCGGGTAGAATTTTTTATATAGACGAATTTATTAAAGAGTGTGGGAATGCAGTTTCTGTTATGCCATTAGTAACTACTAGGTTTGCAACAACGGCTCAGAGAGATTCAGCACTAACAAAAACACATTGGAATTTACCAACAGGAACAATAGTTGTAGCAAGTAGAGATACTAACAATGTACGTGGAACATATGTTTCAAGTACGTCACTTATTGGTACAGGTCTAAATGAAGTAAGACAGACAATAGCAAGACCAACCAATACAGATATTGATAGTATTATTATATACAATCATAAATCAAATCAAACAAAGGTACAGCTAGAAGCATTTGACCCAATGAGAAAAGTTATACCTGGTATAGCTGAACAAAATTTAGATTATAGTAATGTAAATGATAATGCAATTTATAATACAACAACAGATGAAAATCGTTTCACTGACAATGATAATGCTTGGGGCAGTGAACAAGTAGGTACTAGATGGTGGGATACAAGTCAAGTTCGTTACTTTGATTATGATCAAGGTGATAACTCATATAGAAAAGATATGTGGGGTAAACTATTTCCAGGTAGTGAAATTGTAGTTTGGGAATGGATTAAGTCTACAGTAGCACCAGATGATTACGCAGAGAGTGTTGAGCAACAAAAAGAAATGTTTGGTGTTCCTGCTACCGGCGAAGCATATATAATATATGATACTGTAGCTAAAGAGACAAACTATTACTATACACAAGAACAAGAGTATAATGTTAGCACAGGTAACTATGATGATGTATATTATTTTTGGGTTAAAAATAAAACTACTATAAATGATACAAGAACTTTATCAGCATTTGATGTTGCTAATATTATTGAAAACCCATCAGCGAATGGAATAAGTTGGTTTGCAGTATTAGATAACAATACATTTATTATTGACAATGTTAGTTTTTATGTAGAAGATACAAGTACAGTATTACAAATTAATAAGGCAGGAGACAAGTTTAAATCTCACAACGAGTGGACGTTGATAACAAAAGACTTAGATACTATTCCAGAATATTATGTTGAAGGTATGAAATATAATTTATCAGGATGGGATAAAGATTCTAGTAAAATTCCATTTACAGCTTTACATAAATTTAATAAGTACGGAGATGATTTAGACTCTGGACAAACTTGGTTTAATAATTTAATTACTGCTAGACGTAATGCAATTATAACAATTAATGATTTATTAACTACTGTTAATCTGTATGATGAGTATAGAGATAGTTGGAACAAAACACTAGTTGCAAATAATTTTCCAAGATACTTGTGGAAGTGGAAAGACTATAAATTAGAAACATACTTAGGTAATTTAAATTATACAGCTACAGTTACATCAAGTGATCAACTTGAAACTACAATAGATAAAACATTAGATAAGGTAGTTCAGTTACCAATATATGATACAGATTTAAAACTTGACAGAAGTGAAATTTATTACTACAATGAAGACAAATGGATTCTAGTACACAAGAAAAATAGTACAGTTGAATTTGATGTAGATTTATTATGCCCAACAGGTGGATATGATAATGTTCCTTTTGACTCAAGAGGTTGGGACCATGCTAACGTAGCTGGGTTCTGGCAAACTCTTATTGAAGCATTAAAGAAAGACATATTTGTACAATATCATAAATTAAAGATGAATAAGTTATTCTTTAGTATAATTGATTACACATTAAGTTCGTTTGCACAAACAAACTGGATTAGAAAAACAACATATGTCAAAGTTGAAATAGATAGTCAAATTGATACTACTTCAAGAGCTTATAAAAAAGATAATTTAGTTAATGCGTTAGGTTACATACAAGATATTAAACCGTTCCATACAAAGATAAGTACAGTCAAAACTAATTATAAAGTTATTGATGAAGCTACTTTAACAATAACGGAAACACCTAAACACGTAATTACAATGAACACACAAGATTTTACTCCAACATTTAATGGAACTACATATGTTGGAGCAGATAGCACAGACATAGTAACAGGTGGAGACTTTACTAGTACTCCAGCAGATACTATTGAAGCTATAAACTTCTTATCACCATATAACTTTAATGTCAATGAAGGTGAGAAGCGAAATAGTTTTGTAAACATAAACCCACTTGAATTGTTGCGTATTAATGTTCAAACAAATCAAACAGGAAATACAACAGCAAATAGTTCAAGAACGTTTACACATATACAAGATGCGGCAGGCAATGTAAAAGCATATGCCTTACTTGAATCTAGAAAATCTACACTAACTTCTGCAATAGATGAAGATAGTACAGATTTATCACTAGCAAGTACAACCGCATTTGATGACACAGGACTTGTGTATATTGGTGGAGAGATAATTGAATATGCTAAAACCGATGCTACTACATTGAAAATAATGAAAAGAGCAGTAGGACAGACATTTATAGTATCAGCAGATACAGGAGATGCTGTAGTTCAAATATCAAACTATCAACTTACATTTGCTAATGATACTGTAAGTTATAATCAAACAGGCGGTTCATTATTGAGTACACCTGTATCAGAACCTGCACAAGAGTTGCAAGATTTTGGTAGAGGTATAGAGTTATAGCACTAGATTATGAATATCATAAATAGTGTATAAGGATTAGGATATGAAAACATTAAACGATAAATCACATCTAGGAGTTGAAGGTCACGTTGTAATTAGAGACGCTGATTCCCAAGAAGTGCTACTAAACAAGTACAATGCAATTAACTTTGAGAACTTTGCATTGGCTGTAGCAAATTCTATGGCTAATCAGACTACTAATAGCAATAATCATTTTATTGCAAAATTGGCATTTGGTTATGGTGGTACTACCATTGATGCTAACGGCAACGTTACATACAAAGACCCTAAAGTTTCTGGATCAACTGGTGGATTATATTCACCAAGCCCGGCAACGATAGGAGCCAATGCTACAACAACACCACTACAAGTATCTGTAACCGAATTTACAGTAAACAATGCTAAGAATCAACCATACACAGACTTAGAATGTAAAGTTGTATTAGATTACAACCAACCGGACGCAAGTGGTCCAGCATTAGACAACGCATCAGATTTTGATGACGCTGATAGTTTTGTGTTTGACGAGATAGCACTAATTACTGACAACGGCGAGTTTTTAACACACTTAATTTTTCATCCTATCCAAAAAAGTAACAACAGAAAATTAGAGGTACTATACACTCTAAGAATTAGAGCAGGAGTTTAAATATGGCATATACAATTGATAGATATAACAACACTACTTACGGTGGTGCGGCTGATATCAGTGTAGCAGACAATACATTGAATGAGACAACCAATTTAAAACTCGTTGGTAAAGATTGGGTAGGCTATGGACAAACTATTGCACAGAACTCTGTTAGCTTGTTAGAAAATTTTGCAAGTGAAACAGAACCTACTAAACCAACTGAGGGTCAACTTTGGTGGAACCCAGAAACAAAAATCTTAAGTGTGCGAAGCACAAATAAGTGGCTGGGTATGGATGCTGGTAGTAGTTTTGCTACTATTAAGGCAACAGACAACACAGACAAGAATGTGTTTATTACTAGATCAAATGGAGTAGTAGTTTCGATTACAAGCTCATATGAAGATTTTATAATTAACACTAGTGAAACAGTAATTGAACCTTTATTCAGAGATAATGGTAATCCATCAGTTGCTGGACCGGCAACAATCAAAGCTGGTATTAATATGACAACCGATGCATCAAACGTAAACAAGACTTACTTGTTTCGTGGAACTGCTACACACGCACAATACGCTGACGTTGCAGAGATGTATACAGCAGACAAAGAACACGAGCCTGGAACAGTAATTATGTTCAGTGACGATTCAGTTGAAGGACACAAAGGTGAAGAAGTTTGCGAAACGTTACACGAAAAAGATCCAAAGATGCTTGGTGTAGTTACTACTAACCCAGCATTACTAATGAACTCAAATATTGAAACGCCAGAAGGTTTATCTACTATAGCTGTTGCGTTACTTGGAAGAGTTCCTTGTAAGGTTACTGGTATAGTTAACAAAGGTGATAGACTTGTATCAAGTAATGTACCTGGTCATGCTATGGCAGGTAAAGATGATATTAGATGGACACACGTTGTTGGCAGAGCTTTAGAAAAGAAAAATACTGAAGGCGAAGGTGTTATAGAAGTTATAGTTGGGGTAAAGTAAATGCTAAATAGGCCCGCTACAGTATACACAGGCGAGAAAATAAAAGCTTCTCACTTAAATGATCTTATTACATATTATAATGAGATCTGGAATGGCGGCACCTATACCTTTGACGTAAACCATAATACAAAAAATGACAACAGAAGATTTGGATGGGGTCAATCTAGTGCTACAATAACACCAGCAGTTCAAGCAGGTAAAATTATTGAAGCAAACGATATGAACCAAGCTATTGTACAAGTCAATGCTGGACAATATCATATTAGTGATGACCCTACTAGATTGCTATCAAAACTAGCGGCAGGTCATACAGATCCTGTTTCACCTGTACTATATAATGCAGTAGTTGACAAAGTTGCAACATTTGAAACTGATAAGTTTAAAGTTGACTGGTCAGACATGACATTAGATGTTTTATCAACAACAAATACTACAGCTTGGAATCAAGACTTGTATTGCGTACATAAATTTGAATTTAATAATTATAACGAAGCTAGACACTTTTTTAATGCAGGTG